CTTGAATAAATTCTGCGGTGTCAGAAACTCTCTTTTTAAAGTCTCTCATTTTTTGTTTAGACTTGGTAGTTCCTTTGTGACCTTTCCAGTCTTTATTATGACAATAGAAGTAGGCATATTGTTGCACTAATTCATCTGTCCATATAATCTGCTTTTTCATAATTGATTTGGTTAGGTTAATAAAAGGGAGGCTCTCACCTCCCTGTTTGTTTTTAATCGTTTAAATGGTAAGAAGTCATTCCGTTAGGATATTCGCCTAACCATATTAAATCTTTTTTTAATAATGAACTTAAAACTCCTTTTAATTGATTTTTAGTTCCTGAGAAAGAATCCATAATGTTTAAAAAACATTCAGTTGGTGTTTCTTCAAATTCATCACCGAAAGAAATTATTCGTAAAACTTGAGATTCTAATTTAGTTAAATTTTCCATTTTTATAATTGTTTTGGTTAGTATTTGTTTTTTGATATATCAAATATAATACATCTTGGGTTATCCACAAAATATTTTACAACTTTATTTTAGCTGACGTGGTATTTGCCTCTGTTTGGATTCTGAAGTTGGTATGACACAGCGTATCTGATTCCATCTAATGCGTGATTCCATTTGTCTATGGGTGTGTTTGATTTTCTCTCTAACCAACAATAGTTGTTCAGCTCCTTAATTAGATTGATACTATTCTCTTCCACTATAAGGTCATAGTCTTGGAGTAAGCTAATGCCATAAGTGATTGAACCCTGTCCTTTGATTGAAGGCACGATATTACATCCTTTGGCTTTTACCTCAGATATTAATCTAGGCTCCGCTGAGTCTCCTACAATAAGGTCTGTCTTAGCGTGTTTAAGGTTTAAGTCAGCTATCTGAGATGTGGTTAGTCCTTTGATATAAAAACATTCCCTTAGATAGATGATTTTATTTGTTGAATCTATATTGGTTTCACATAAAGTATTTTCATCTGAAGCAAATCCATAGTCTTGTCCAAAGACAGAAACACCAACTTTCTTAAATTGACCTACCTTCCAGTTATTGAATATAACTCCTTCTGCTTTGCTTAACCAACCTCCAAGCATCTGATGTTTGTATTTCTCAGGTCTGCGTTGTCTTATGTTTTCTATCTGTTGTATATAACTCTCTGAGAGGTTCTCTAAATTGTCTTTGTATGTGGTGTGAATATATGTTGTGTTTCCCTTTGACACATTCAATCCTTCCTGAACTCCTTTGTCCTCAAAGAATCTATTATATATCCAATGCTCTTTAGTGGTTGGGTTTAGAATCAGCATGACCCTGTTTCTTTTGTCTTGTTGTCTGACTGATAAATCTATCTTGTCAAATATGTCCTCATCCATCAGTTCTTCAGCTTCATCCATCACCCATGTTGTAACACCTTGTAATGACTTTAGATTAGCAGTTTGGTCTCCTGAGGAGGTTTTGATTCCCTTGAATACAATCTTGCTTCCTGACCTCTTATTTCGTATCTCGTCTTTTGTTACTCTGAAATCACTAAATATGTTTAGGGTTTCTAGCTTGTCTATAAATTCAGGAATGATAGATATATAAGCAGAGGCTAATGTATATCTTGTAAATAGGATAGTATGCCCAGCTTCATACGTCAGAAGCACAAGCATCAGATTAACACTAAAAGACTTTCCTGAGCCTCGACCTCCAGTTATAATAAAATATCGAGAATCATCTGTCGCAATAGGTGCGTATTTTTTGTTTACCTCAATCACTTGAAATTAATTAGCTCCTTAAAGCTAATGTTTATTCCCTCGTCTGAAGTAATGTCAACAGATTCTTTTGGCTTACCATAGCGATACCCAAAGTATAGATTCATTGCTCTGCTATCTCCCTTGAGAACCATCTCACCTAACTTCTCAATGACCTTATCACTATCTATGAGGTTGTCTAGCTTTTCAATTAGCTTAGCCTCATCTACCTTCTTAGGTCTGCCTGCGCCTTCTCTAGCACCTCCATTATTCTTTCTCTTATCCATAATTGAATCCTTTTTGTTTATTCAATCTATTTATATAACGTAATTAAAATGCAAATTTAGAATAATCTTTGTTGCGCTTTGTGTTGCTCTATTCTTTTTATTGCAGATTCATAGTAGTCTTTGTCTATTTCATATCCTGTTAAGTCATACCCTAAATTATGACAAGCTATTGCAATACTTCCTGAACCTAAATGTGTGTCAAGTATTTTATCTCCTTCTTTAGCGTAGTTCATTAATAACCATTCGTATAGCTTAACTGGTTTTTGTGTTGGATGGATTCTTATATTGTCTGCGTTTTGTGGTCGCATATAAAATGTTTTTGCTGACAAATTAAAAGAAGTCCAAGCGTATTCGCAAGAAGCAAAACTTACATTTTGTGGTTGTTGTTTATCCCAAATTAAAAAACATCGAGTAGGTTTTAAAAAAAAATAATTTCCACCCCAAATAATTTGGTTATTTGATATTCTTTGTAATTCATCAAAGTATTTTTGAGATGGTGTTTCTTTATCCCATTTTTTCCCCTTACCCCCATAATGACCTAATCTACCACTTGAATTTATATCAATACCATAAGGAGGGTCAACAATAGCAAGGTCAAACTGATTGTCTGACATTTCTTTCATTGCTTCCATACAGTCTTTGTTGTATATCATTCAACGACTTCTTTCTCGTTGTATTTCCATTCAAAACTTTTTACAACATTCCTGACAAATCTTAATGCTTCCTCCTCTCTGTGTTTAGGTATTCTCTTGACAAGTTTAACTAAGGGAAGGTCTAGTTGTGATTGTAGTTTGTCGCATCTATCTTCTAGGTATTGAACTTTGTTTATCTCATCAACATGAATGTCATCTTTAAATGTAAAATACTTCTCTAGCTTAGCTAAGTTTTTGTTGTATTTTTTATGTGATGGATAAGTGTTTACAGAATTAATGACTGTAGCGTGTGTTATGTGTTTGTTATTCTCCTGAAAGAAATATGCAATGCTTGTCCATCTCATGTTTAGTTTTGACCTAAGTAAGTGACATAACAAAGACCTTACCTCTATAACGTTTCTTCTTCTTGTGTTTTCAAATACGTTTAACCCAGTAAGTTCTTCAATCTTCGTAGCTAACTCTATTGGCTTTATTATTGTGTTCATTGTGTTCTTAATTTTAGTAGGTGATAACATTCTGTGTACTTCTGTCTTGCCTTGCCTTTGTATTCTTGTATGAATAGCTCATATAATTTTCTTGTGTATTGGTACTTTGTATTGCAACCATCAAAATACTTCTTTGCAAATGCCTTCCCCTTGCCAAAAAAATATTCAATATTGTCTGCTTTGTCTCCAGTTATAAATTGCTCATAGAAGTTATAAATAGCTTGTTCTTCTGTTATGTTTAACACCTCTCTGTGTTTGTGGTGATAGTTGTATATCAGAGCTGGGAATTGTCTGTAGTCTTTGTCTATTGATACTATCATTACGTTGTCTCTGCCTAGCTCATGAGAAAGCTGATACCAATGTCTAGCAACCAAGTCATCTGTCTCTATTCCGAAGGCTTGTATGCCATCGTAATTATCAAATACATATTGGTGCATATCGTTTAACAAAGGAGGTATGTTTATCTTTTTTCTGTTGGCTTTGTATTTAGGTGTGATTATCTTCCTGAAGTTGCCTTTGCTTCCATTGAATACCATAACCTTGTCTATAGAATATATATCATCAAGGTCATTTACTATTTTCTGAAATTGCTCATCAAACTTATGTTGGCATTTGTCTATTGTCTCATAGAATGGACTCTCTATGTTCTCAGCTTTTGTTGTCAGACAACTAGCGAATATTAAAGAATCCGCATCTACTAAAAGAATCATTTTTTTCTCTCTGTATAATCGACAATCCAAACGAATACAATCAGAGACATTCCGACTCCAAATAAAACTCCTTCAAAATAATCCATTATAATTTATCTAAAGATTGCTTTAGTCTTTCGTAGTTTTCGTTCTCTGTCTTGTCACGTTCTCTTGCAGTTAATGTTACAATAAGAGATAGGTCAGGGAATAAAGAGTCTATGTCTAAGACCAATAGGTTGTCATCGTTTCCGTACTGAATACATAGTTCATTGTTTGCTGCCCATATATTTGTTATGTCTCTGACGTATGTGTTTTCTTTAGCGTGAGCTAGTTTATCTTCTAGCTCTTGGATTCTTTCTTTCTGTGTCATAATGTTAGTCTTTAAAATATCCTACTACTACCCAATGGTCAGGCTTGTGCAAGATGCTTGTTAATTTAAAACTTGTATTGAATAAGAAACTATCTAATTGTTCCTCTGATGAAATGTAAAATTCTCTTGTCTGTTTGTTCATATAGCTAATATACAAAAAATTTCACAACTTTAGTTCAGGTCATTCACATTTATTATTGTTGCATCATTTTCCTGAAGCAGATACACATCTTTATTCATTCTTTTTTTTGCCCATCGAGTAGCATCAGGACAATACATACTTGTGGTTTCAGGCAACTCAATATCATTTAGCCAATACATGAAATTCCCTTTAGGGTCATTGACAAAATAAAACTTCAGAATGTCCTTGTCTAAGCTCATCATAGATTCATACTTATCTACTTCAAGCATTTTATCTTCATAGTAAGTGTTTCTGAACTTCATTTCTATGACACATTCTTTTCCTTTAGGTGTTGTGCCTTTAGCATCATAAGGTAAATTCTTATCACCAGTCCATTTTAATTTCCACCCATCTACATTTAATGTATAGACTACAATCTGTTCGAGCTTATTAGTCTTTGATAAAGCCATTATCAAAGATTCTGTTAAGGTCAGCAATCCACCTTACTATTGTTTTTGGGTTGCAAGTACAGGGTTTGTAGTAGTCGTGTTTAGGAACTGAATAGAGTGCGTGTAGCTGGCACACCATTTCAAATTCTCGGGTAAGCAATGACTTACGTTTTGACTTTCGAAATAGCTCCCATTTTTTATAGTCTGTTTCATCGAATTGAATCATTTTCTTAATATTTTTATTTTGTTTAGTTTTTTTCTTCTGTCATCACATTTGCACTTTGTATCATTATATAAATGATATTTGTCCACAAGATATTTAATTCCTGTGTATTTAGTAATGTAATATATTAAATCTCCTAATCTCATAATTATTTTTTTTTGTTCGTAATCAATACACCATTCCTTTTATATCTTCTTTCTGTATTTTCTTCAAGGATTCTTTCTCTTTGTATTTTACAAATAGCTTTTTGTTTTTTTGTTTTTTTATTTTTTTTTATTGGAACAAATTGTCTCATAATATTTGTAATTTTTTAATGTCCCATTTCTTTCCAATTCTATTTAAGGTATCTATAAAACCATTATCTTCTTTCATTGGTTTCCATTCACCTTTATAATAGATTTTTTCTACCTTACATTCACTTAAAGGTATGTCAATTTTTTCATTCTTAAAATTATGAGTGACAAACAAGACTAATGACCTATTCGTTCTCCAAGAATCGCATATTCTTTCCAAGACTAATCTTTGTCCTGTGGGTATGTCGTTGTGTATTCGTTTCACCTCTATCAGAATCAGAACTTCATTGTCAAATTCTAATACTGCATCAATGTCCGTTGGATGTATTCTACCATTTTCTACTCCAGTAAAATCTAGTCCTTGCTTTGTCTGATTACTATTTCGTATTAAGCTCATAAAAGTCTTTTTAGTTTTTCCTTGACCTTTATGTATGTATTATAAAGAGAGTAGTATTGTATTCCTGTCTTTCTTGATAAAGATGCAATGCTCATCCCCTCGTTGATAATCTCAAATATCTTTTTGTCATACCAGTATTGCTTGTCTAGTTCATCTTGTATGTCTGAGTATGTCGAATCATAATTTGCATCATGCGACACAAATTCTGAATCATCTATCTCTTGATATTTTATATTTTTCTCTTTGCGTTTTAAGTCAAGAAATAAAGTTCTCAGGGTCTTAAATACATAGTAGTAATTTATCTCATCCTCATAGCTGATGTCTAATCCCTTTTCTAGTTTGATTTGCATTTTTATATACATCTCAGAGACTAAATCTTCAGAA